TCCCAGTTATAGACTGAGTAAGAGCGATCTTCCGTCTCCATTGGGTTGAGGGCCGCCTTGATCACATGGCCATCAAGTATCCAGACAACCGCCTCGATGTCCCCAAGACAGTCCTCACCTACCTCCATACCCATTGATTCAAGGTCTTCCTTCTCGACAGGGCCGTGGTACTCCCACACCTCGAACGGGTATACCTTCCGCGCACCCACGCCCGTGATCCCACGCAGGTCATCAACGAACGCCGCAGTCACTGCATAGGTCGGCTCACCTTTCTTGAGTACATCATTAATCACCTCGGAGAAGTAACCTGGCTCTTTGGCCAGCTTACGCAACCGCTTCTTGGTCATCGGATGGCGCTCGAACTCAAAACCAGCATCCTCCTGACAAGTGGCGTCCATATCAGGAAAGTAGTTCCAAGGATCAACCCGCTCTACTGAAGGGCGTAAATCTTCTTCGATGTGGAGCACCTGCACGGTGTTTCCCACACCATCTCCCATGGATCGCCAGGATCGTCTTGAACGTCCCACCACAACCGGCCCCTTCAGGACACCAGTACCCAGACGTACCGCATCACGGATTACCTCTCTGCACTTGATGTTGTACTTGGCCTCGTTGAGCTGGTCGTCCATCTCATCCTGCATGGCTCTGGCTGCTTCTTTCGCTGCCTCCATGACGCCCTGTGCCATGTCGCGCTTCTGTACTTGCGCACCTTCAGGTGTCATCACCGGACGACCATCAGGGGTTGTGGCTGGAGTCTCATCGGTCATTGCCTCAGCCATCTGTGGGATGGGCGTGGGCATGATCTCCCAATTTCGATCATCGGTCGGGAAGAGCATATCGGCCAGCCTAGCCTCGGCACTGTTGCACTTCGCCCGTGTGATATTGACGAACGCCTCTGAGCCTTTGGTCGCCTTGATCCGCGCCAGGGTCTTTTCGTCGTACTTACCAGCGATCTGGCGGCTGTCTTCCAACCACCGCTCTTCAATCTCACGCTTACGGCGTACCTGATCTTCGGCAAGCTCCTGTAGACGGCTACCAAACGCCTGTAGACGTCGAGCCATCTCGCGCTGCAGCTCTTCTTGAGCACGTTGCAACTCGGCTTCGTGCTCAATCACCTCCAGCTCTGTCATCTCTTCCAGTTGCTCGTCCATATAACTCACGCATAAAAAACCCAGCCGAAGCTGGGTCTGTTCAAAGTTGTGTTCTTGTTAGTAACCAACCACAGAGTCGGCCACCGTATGAATGTGTATCTCCTCAACCGGCGCTGCTCTCGCCTCACTGTTCAACCCCTGCAGCGCATACTGCAGTGAGTCGTGAATGTGGCTGTACTCGTTCTTATCCGCCTTGTCAGCGTAACGCTCCCCACTCACCTTCAACCGCTTGAAGCGGTATCCACCAAGGAACCCCTTACGCAACATCTTGCAGCTTGGATCAAGCTGAAACGCAGGTCTGCCATCAGTCATGCGGTTGAGCCAGTAGCGAACCGCCTCCCATCGTGCCTGTGGCGCGTTCGACTCTGTGGGTGATGCGTAGAGTCCGAGTAGCTTCAGCTCATCGAACACCGTCTTCTCGTCTGTAGGGCTTCGCGCTACTCCGGCTGGATCGCCGTATATCTCCCAACCACAATCCCTATACTTGGTCTTGAGCAGCGGCAGCATTAATCCCTCTGCAAACTGCTTAATGCCCATCCCATCAACCGTGATCTCATCCAACACCATCAAGGTGCCTCTCGGTGAGAGCTGTACGAACGTCGCTGATGGGTTCAGACCAAAGTCCAGTCCGATATAGACCGGCAATCCATTAACAGGCTTGCACTCATTAACGTGAAGATCGTCGTTGAATTGCGGGTAGATCGCTTTACCATCGAGCACGTCGCTGTACTCACCGAGCACATAGCTCTTGATCCAGTTGGTCTGCTTACCCGGTATCTGTCGCTGGTAATACTCGAATCCTCCGGGCAGGTTATCGATGTTCTCAGCCAGTGGGTTCGGTGCGTAGGTGCCATCCTCTTTGTGTATCAGTCCGCCAGGCTGTTTGAACAGCTCATAGCCTTCAACCTTCTCTTCCTCAAACAGCCGGTAGATCCAACTGTCCGTGGATGGTGGATTGCTGTCGAGGATGATTCCTGACCATGTGCATCCACCCTCTCGCTTTGAGGGGTAACGGCCTACACGACCAGTCAGCACCTCCAACACCTCCAGAGCAATCTCTCTGGACTCGTTGAGGAATGCCCCTGTCAGCTCTAGGGAGAGCAGCTTCTTACTGTCCTCTGGCCGATCTAAGGCTAGGAACAGGAACTCAGCCTCTAACGCAGTTCCATCTCCCACATTGGGCAGTGACAGCTTGGCACTGATGGGCGGTTGCATATTGATCTTGGCCATAGGCAACCAGTCTGTAAACGTGGCCAGCGTTGTTGTTCTCAGTTCGGGATAGCTGTTTCTGATCAAAGCGAAGCGCGACTTCCGCACACCGTTGTACGGCTGTTGCTGCATCGCTTTTGCCAACATATCCATGATGCAGGCGACCGATTTACCAGATCCCACTGGGCCGAGGATTCCTCGGACAAAAGCATCAGACGCATGGAATCGAGCCGGAGTGGCCTCCGCCTGATAAGATATATTCATTACTAGGTTCCTACGAGGAGGAGATGATGGACAAACGACTTATGCCAATACTTGCTGTTGCAGTTTGCGTTATTCCGTTTACAAGCCAAGCAGACTCTACATGGCCGATCTACGACACTGACCCGGACCAATACTGTGAAGTAGACCTCCCTTCACATATCAAAGACTCTTGCCCAACACTAAAAAAAGGTGGGCTGATAATCACAGAGAAACCTGAATACTTCTGCGATCTATCTAAACCTATTTGGTATCGGATAATCCATCATGGAAATACAAAGATTCCTAGACACTACTGTATCTATCGAGGTATGCCCCGCCCATGGGCTAGATAGCATCTTCTCGACCAAAGGCACCTACTGATTGTGGATCAACTACATTTAAGGTGAAAATTTTCGCAGCAGTTTTCCGTGCTTAGATATATATCTATAACACGCACCCCCCACCTGCCCGCCGTACGCCTCATACCCCCATCCGCTTTTGTTCAACGCGCTGTGCAGATAGGGTACCTTTTTGCTGGGGCTGCTCTGGCGGCTCATCAGAAAGAGTAAGTTAGATCAACGCATCGGGTATGGAATCCGGTGCTCTTGCCTAATCTATCAGCCACTTAGAAAGTCGCGGTGCCCAATCGGTGCCTATTCGTCACCCTGGACCGTTTCACCATCAACGGTAACACCTTGATTCAATAGTAGTTTGGGCTCTCCAGCCTCCAAGCTGAGGTTGATGGTCACTCCACTGTTTGCACTACCTATATCTCTTGAGAATGCAGAGACATCGACGTGCTTACCGATCATCTACAGCCCCTTAAACGCCAGGGCAAAGTCTTCTCTGTCCTTCAGCTTGTCATAGAGAAACTGCGCCTCCTTCAGCACCCAGGCCGCATCCACCTTCGCCATCTCAGTGCGCTCGGCGTTGTGCTCCATGATGGCACGCTTGATGTCAGCCTTTGTAAGCAGTTTCGCTGCCGTCTGTCTCGAACCGTTTGGGCTGTATCCAGCACGGATTGCAGCCCTGGATGCGTTCTGGTCGATGAGGAATTCTTCAACGAATCGCTGTTGCTTGGGGGTTAGTTTACCGCCAGACATTGCAGCACCTCGTAAATGTAGGGTGGCCGCTCGCTTCTCACTGCATTAAGCCAAGGAGAACTAGAAAGGATCAGCGGAGGAGCGGCCAGAAACGAAAAAACCGCCTGTTGGGGCGGTCTGTTTAGTGGCTAGTGATGCCAATTTACGAAAACACTACCAGAAATGACGCCCAAAATCAAGTGCCTATTCAAATCGACTGTCGGGCTGCTCTACCGAAACGTATCCAATAAAACAGATGATTGCGACAATTGCTGAGAGCCCCCCAACGATAATTGCTAACGAAACATCAAATAAAAACCAATTAGCGACCTTGTTGAACCCGATAAAACTGGTGTTTATCGTAGGAAGGGCCTCACCGATGAAAGCGTTATAAGCTCCGCCAACTCCCCATCCAGGCCAAACCCCCTCTTTAAGCCAAACAATTCCTTGGATAATCCAGATCATAGTTGGTAGAACCAGAATCCCTGCGCCTGCAACGTCAGCAGTTTCAGAACAGAGTTTTTCTATCAGCCTAGACTCGGTTACACGAACTTTGTCATTAGAGCCTTCATCGGAGTTGTAAGGGTCAGTCATAGTTATTGTTACTCACTGTTACAGTTAACCTGTTCAACAGAACACAAATTTGATCTATGATCAGTCTATGCGCTTATTACTTACTATAACCACCCTACTACTCAGTACAACCGCTTTTGCTGAGGTTTGGTTCTGTCAGACAGAGAAAGAAGCAGGTATCCAAAAAGACTTTCACGGGAAGATTAACAACCCCGACCCAAACTTCATGTTTAAGTTCCAACGAGCCATTCTCCAGAACAAGGATGGAGAGCTCATCAGCGGAACACCGCCAGTGATCCTCATCAACAAGAGGCGGTACATAAAAAACCTAGTTATTACTGGGTGGGAAGATGTGTCTAGCAGCAAGACTCCATACACCTTGCAATTACACGAAAAACTAAAATCCGGTTCAGGCTTTGGTATACGGGGGACTTATGTGCTCAATATCCTTAGCACTGAAACATTTCGACTTTATGGTGCCTCAGATGCAGGTCCTCTGCGTTTTGTAAAACTTGAAGCTCACCCTAAGCTCTCCGAGGATAGCGAGCCCCTTCAGTATGTAAGTGTAGGTGAGTGCATCAAAGGCGGCTAACCCCTAAGCAGCCTCCTTCCCGCTGCCCATCAACACGCCACTCCAGAAGATCGCAATCATCCGCATAGCCTCTCTATGCTGCCTCCCCTGCTCATGGGGTATCACTCCGAGGTAGTCCAGCCGTAATGCTTCCTGCCACTCTTCTGGCATCACACGCATTACCCGGCAGGTCTGCTCCATGTTGTCCTCGAACTCCTTGATCGTATCGAGTGCCTTGATCGGGACCTTCGAACCTTTGGGACGATCCTCTCCACCTTCACCAGCAGTGGCCTCCATGGTGGCAGACGGATAACCGATGCAGCTCCTCAAGCTCATCTCATCCAACAGCTCCTCACGTTGCACCCAAAGGCGGTACAGTGCTCGTACATCCTTCACTGTTAATTTCATCAGCCCAACTCCTCTATCAATTGGTCCACCCGCTCATAGCTATCTACCAACTCGCAACGGAATCCCAACGTACCCAATAGCGAGAACCAATGAGCCTGTAACT